CCTCTCGGCTATGGAACGAGGAAGAATTCTTCCCCGGTAGATTACCTCTACCCAGGTGGCGGTCATTTATCTCCATGGTAAGTTTCTTATTAAAAAACACTAGTGTCTTTATATGAGAATAATTACTGGTGGGTTGCTCCACATACTGAATCACACTATTATACGCAGATCCAAGTAGGGTTCAAAGCCCCTTTTAACAAATTGCTTGTTTAAAAGCCCTTTGAGCTTGAATACAGATGGTATAATAGCTGTTAGGTAGTAGAGGCACTATTTTCTGGTTGTTAGTCAACAATCTGTCTTAAAAATAATGTATAATACAAAATTATTAAAACAGGAGAGTGAAAAACCTCTTCAGAATTTATCCAAAACTAAAGAAACTCAAAGCACTATTTCAAAATCACCTTTTGTTCCGAGGAACAAGATAGACGATATTGTCACAATAATTACTTCTTTACAGAAGAAATTAAGTAACAATAAGGCAATCTTGACCCAAAGGAAGCTCCAGAAGAGTAAATTCGATATTAATCGTTTTCATCTCACTCTAGAACAAACGAAAGTTAAGATTGATATAATGCTTAAGTATTCCGAAAAGGCTTCAATTCCTCCAAAATTACGAGAAGTTAAACCATCTGAAGAAGAGTAATCTTCTCCTAATAGTATATCTTCTTTGTAATTATGGTAAAATAGAACCCTTCAAGGTACTTGATGAGTAACTTTAATGTAGGATCTGTCACTAGTCGGAGACATAAAATCCGTCCTTTTTCGAAATGACTTTCTCGGAAGCGAGATCGTATTTCAAAAAAGAAAAATCCACCATCTAAGAAAACTTGATTTGGAGAAGAAAGCTCTTCAAATCTAGTCTTCCATGAAGGGGTTGGTCATTTTTTAAAATGACTACTAGTGACGTTAGGCCTTAACAGTTCTCTCTTATCCACACTCTTTAGAACGGTGTCATTTCTGACTCATGTTGAAAAGAATAGAGGAAAAAGAAAGGTCATAAAGATCATGAAGGAAATGAAACTTTGTGTTTTAAGATTTCTATCTGGAAACCCCCTTACGAGGGAGTCCATTCAAGAGATCAGAATTCGCAAAGATGGAATACCTTCAAGATTATATGACTTAATAGAGTTGTTAAAAAGTGGTAATAAAGAAGAATTACGCTTTATTATTTCCTTTTTATCAATATCTAGAACTGTTGTTCTTAAACCTGCTTTAGACCTGACAACAATTGTTGAACCAGGCATAGCTTTTGATCTACCGAGAAATCATCTTAAATCATTCCTTTATACATTAAGTAACACATGTAAGAAGAAAGGCTTAAGAGGTTTCTTTGTAAATCCGAAGTTTAAGAACTACCACTTATCAACAAAGACAGGACCTCTGGGAGTTGAGACTTCTAAAGGTTGTTACGAAGAGCTTTCACTCTTGCCTAACGACCTTATAGAGAGCATTTCTACTCTTGGGGGTCCCGTCCTTGCAGATCATATGGAACAAGTCCTATCTCATTTAGAAGGTATAAAGCAAGTGTTTCCTCTTACTGAAGAGATTAAATTCTCATCTATTAGAAGAATATCTTACTTTTCAGACCCAGATGGAAAAACACGAGTGATCGCTTTAGGCGATTACTGATCTCAAACAGCTTTAAAACCTGTTCATGATAAAGTGTTTTCAATTCTTAAGTGTATTGAGCAAGATCAGACTTTCGATCAGGCCCAAGGACTTAAAGAATTATCCCTTCTGACTGATACAGAGAAGTTCTGTTATGATCTTTCCGCATTTACTGACCGTTTTCCTTTAAAATTAATTAAAGAAATGATGGACATATGATGAGGACCGAAAATCTCAGAAGCTATCTGTAATATCTTCGTTGCTCATCCTTTTGATATAGAAGGTCAAAAAGTTTCTTACAGTGTAGGAAACCCTATGGGCTTCTATGCATCATGAGGATTAACAACATTATGCCACCATTTCGTAATCTATTGAGCTTGTCAAAACCTTAAACGGAATTGACTTGTTTCAAGCTATAAATTATTAGGTGATGACATAATTATTTGAGATAGAGATATTGCACTAGAATATAAGAAATTGTGTACCCTACTTGGAGTAGATATTTCTGAGCAAAAGACAATCATTGGTAAAACTTTGTTTGAATTTGCTAAGAAGATTTACTACGGTAGAGACCAAATTTCTCCCATTTCTTTTTCATCTTGAGATGAGTCAAAAAAGTCTTTTTCAGGCTTGATTGATTTATATCATGATATTAAGGAACGGGGTGTAGAAATACACCATTCTAGTGAGACCTGAGCGTTCGAAAATTTTATTTATATTAGTAATGTTTTCTCCAAGAAGCGAAAGCTTAACATTGGTTATAAACTTTCTAATAAAATAAAATTTCTTTCATCTTTCTTTCAATTTAGAAAGGCGTTAATTGGTGGCACGTCACTCCTAGGAGAGGCGCTTGCACCATTCCCTAATAAATTGCATTGAAGTTTAGATAGTTCTTGTAAACAAGTCCTATTTTTATACTTCTCTGAGAAAGTGAAAGAAACGCTTGAATCTTTCCAGGGTGACATGAGTGAACAGATTATTAGTTTATTCATGTTACTTGGAAATTGGATTCCCTCTCAATGAACTTCAGACTCCAAGGATTCTGTACCTTGTGAGCCAGTCGATCATAGTGAGGTTGTCTTCTCATGCCCTCACTCTTATATAGTTGGTCAATTTATTGAACAGCCATATATGAATGTAAGCAAGAGAATCCGGGATTGTGCTTCAGATCCATCTCTCATAACCTCTCTCGAGATTAAGGAGTTAGAATTGAAGCTGATCGCCTTAGATTGAGTTTCTAAGCCAAAAGTGAAAACTTTCGGAAGAGCACAATTAAGGAGGAGGATTTCCTTAGCCGGAAGTGGTAATAGTCTATACCAATTCCTAATAACTAACAGGGTCGAGATTTACAATAAAATTGTTAATTCACTTCCTCTGATGGTTATTGACAAGTCTAATTAGAGACATCACAATGTTTCTCATTTGAAAAGTCACGGGAGCATCCTTATCCTCAAAACTCGCTAGATCATGAGTAAATAGTAGTCAGAAGATGAAATTT